ATTACCTCCTTGTACGTTTGCCTGTTTTGCTATTGTTTGTGTTGCAGGCAACGGAACTCTTGACTTCTTGAATGAAGCAAGAATCTTATCTATCTCTTTTGATTTGTTTATGTCTGAGCTTTCGACCCATCCAATTAGCGTTGCTTCTTTTCCAGTAATAGGAGAAGAGTATGTTTTGTCTGTTGAGATAAAAACAGAGTCGCTTTCTTCGCAATAAAAAATATTTTCAGTAACAATACCAGCAGCCATGCCCTTAAATACAAGCTCGCCATTCATCTTTTCAATTGATAAGATGTTGCACATTTCATTTGCTGGTGAATCTACAATTGACAATTCAACAAGATCGTAGTTCTTAATGAATCTTACGGTTTCTCCTGTTGCCTTGTTAATCTCGTTATCTGATTCCTTGATCTTTCCGCCGATTGAAAAACCAGAAAGGGTTCCATCAAGAACTTTTTCCCAAGTATCTTGTGCACCCTTTGATATGTATGTTGTTACAAAAACTCCATTATAAAACTTTTGTGTTTTTTGGTCGTAGTATGTTTCTGGCTTAAAAGAAATCATCTTTCCGACTGCTATTGATCCGTGCATCTCTCTGATGTTTCCACGGAAATTCTTAAATGCTTTGAGGCTTGCTTCAGCTGTAACAACGTCTCCAGTTTGATCTACGTTATCTAATGTAGCAAATCCAGACACAGTTCTGTTCTCCCTGTTTACTTTTGTAAAGGGGACAGCTAAGTGAATGTTTTGGCCATCGCTGGACCACTGAGCTTTTTCAATGTTCATATGCTTAATTTTATACTTATCTATATAAAAAGGCAAATCGTAGTTGATTAGGTTTAGTCAACTTGGCTTCCATCGCCTTTTGCATTTCTGCCTTCGCCGACAGAATCAGAAGCATTTGCAGATCTCTGGGAATCCCTTGCTCTGGTTTTGCCAGCAGTGGCTCTTTGATCAGCTGCCTGTTGAGGTTTTAATTCAACCATTTCATCCCCGCCATCTACTGGAATCATGCCTTTTCTAATTCTAACTTCATTTGGAGTAATTACCTGCATACGCAAATATCTCTCGTCTATTTTAGACTGAGTATCTTCGTCTGTAAGCGTAAGCTCCTCAAATTTAATTTTTAAAGCGTCTGTCTTTTCTTCAATAATTGCATTAATTCTTTTTTCAAGTCTCATTTGAGCTGGGCGACAAACCTGCTCTTTAAATGTCTTATCAGCATCACGAGCATTTGCCAAAGATACGCCCTCTGGAACACCAATTTTATTAATTGGAACTCTGTGCGCCAAAAGAATTTCATCTCTATTTGCAAGGCGATATTTATTAAATGAGGCTTCCTGGGCGCCAGCCTCAACTGGCTCCATTTTAAATTCAACTTTATTATCTGGTGTGTCTGCTGGAAGTGGAATATAAAGTGATCTATGATTCTTTCCCTTTAGTCCAACCTGGAAGAATTCAAGCAATTTTCTTTCTGACTCTGGAGAAAGCTTGGCTCCCTTAACTGTAATAATATATCGTGGGACCGCCTTGTTTTCAAAGTAGTCAAGGTTATATCTTCCAGAAAATTCGTTTCCAGCTAATGCCATTTGAGCAGCGACCACATCTGGAATTCCATAGTAGTTGTTCATTGGAGTATACTTCTTCAAATGAATGATTTCATTTGGTCTATCTTCTGCATCGCCAATTGGATTAGGAGTTTCAGTGTCTCCAAAATTTCTAAAGAATACTGCCTTGCCATAAAGCAACTGCATAAAGCCATCACGAAGTCTTCTTACACGCATTGTCTTTGCAGGAATATGACCAATGTATCCGATGTCCCCACCAGTAGTTCTACCTATTTCAATGTAGCCGTTACCAGTAGCTTCTAAATCTGTATATACCTTGATAAGTGTTTCAGTAAAAGTATCTTCATCATTTGTAGAGTCAAGCCAGTCTTGTAGATCCTGTTTTAGCTTATTAAGCTTTCTACGTGCTCTCTCAAGCTGCTTGTCATCTGTAATAGCATCAATAGCGTCATTTGTCTTTCTTGTTTCCATGAAAGAGTATCCAAGCCCAACAATATTTGCAACCTTTGCATTTATTGCGGCATAGTTGTATGTAGATACTTCATAGATTTGAGAAAGGTATTCCTGATTATAAACTGGCTGAACCAAGTCAAACATCGCATAACCAGTGACTGCTTGCTGAAGTAAATTCTGCTGTGTTCCAGCTCCATCTTTACCAGTAAATGACTTTGCAAAGTCTCTGTTAATCTTTCTCTTAAAGTTAGCTCCTAGGCCTCTGACCTTTTTTAAATCATCTAGGCCAACAGCAAACGGATCAACATGTTCTTTTTCTTTTTTAAATGAAAATATATCTGAGCTATTTCTAATAGCTACTTCTGAAACTTCTTCGAACTCATCATCTATAAACTTTGTCATTTTACTAAACCACCTCTTAGCACTGAATCTTTATATTCTCCAATATCTAGAGGGTCTGGGGTTAATCCCCACTTTAGTCTTTGGTTTTGATACTCAAACTCTTCATCATCGATCTTTCTTCTGCCTGATAAAAACTTTGGTTGCCCCTCAGATATTCCATAGTGTCTTACTGCATCTGCAAGCAAGGACATCCTGGCACGGTTTCCCTTTTTGGATGTTATTGACAAAAAGTTTCCGTCGTCATCACCAATCCAGCGTCCATCAGGCATTTCCCATACGTATATTCCGAGTGTTGTTTCCTCGATGATTTCGCTTCTTTGATTTAAGATGTCCATATGTAATATAGTTTACCATTACTATTAACTAAAGTCCAGTTTTTGATCAGGTGTTGGCAAAAAATATCAATAAACTGTCAAGATGTCGTCAAAATATCTTGTATAGTAGGCTGTGCTGTCAACACCTTGGATATCTTCTGAGAACTCTAAGCCTGTGTCTTCTACTAAGTTTGAGTTATCTGAGCAGTATAGGTTATAATTATTTATAATTTGGCTAGAAGAGAACTGATCCTCATAAAAAGCTATATTGCTATAAAGATTATCCCCTCCGCTGCTTGAATCATCTTGATTTTGATTAAATTTTATATCTGTTGCTGGATCATCTAGGGTTAACACAATATGATTAGATGTGTCTGATAAAAGTACATTGAATATATTTGTCTCAGATGTCCTATTTATACCATTTATGTATAATGAGCTTATGCCACTTGATGAGATATCTCCAGTATTGTCCCAACTAAATTCAGAAGAGCTAGAAGAAAATAAAACATTAGCTGCCCCATTAGAATTAAAAAACATTTCTATTGTTCTTGGCTCCATAGCAAGATCCACTGAGAACCCGTGGCCATCTAGCATCTTTATTCCGTTATATTCATTTTGAAGTCTTACTGGATAATTATACTGGCCCAATGAGTAATCATAATCTGAGTACATTCTATTGCCGCTATTGTCTGAATAAAAATCTTTATCTATATAAAAGTCTATTTCTAGCTTATTAAAGTATGGTATATCAAATGAGGAATCGTCGGTAGACATTGTTACTCTTATGTCCAGTATCTCGCTATTAAGATTTTCGTTTTTATTATAATATGGAAGCGGTGCATTATTTTGGCATGCCACCCATGGCTGCCCTGGAACACTAACTTCAACTAATAGGTTGTCTACATCTTGGCCATATGTGATCAAAGAGGACTGGATTACATTTGGGTTTGGTACATAAATTCTATCTTCTAGCAAAAAGGTTTTGGTTTCTTGGGATGCAGTTTTTTCAAATGTGATTACAGAATTTATTTGGTCATAATATGCATCGCCAGATACAAAGCTTTCTAATGCTCTAGCGCCTGGATATCTATATGAAATTGATGGTCTTAATGTAACAGCATTTAAAGAAAATAATATGCCATTTTGAGAATAAACTATTTGAGAATACTTTGTTTCTTTTGCTCCAGCTATATAATGAGAATAAACTTTACTAGCCTCTAGCTCGTAAGAATAAAAAGCTACTCCGTCTACCAAAAATTTATGTCCAAGATTTGCTGGCCCTAATTCTAAATTTAATGTTTCATTTGTAAATTTAAATTTCTCTGTAAATGTTTTTTCGTTTACCAATACACCATTAACATATAAAGACATTTTGTCTTTAGAAAATGTTCCAACTACATGTATTGCTTGTTTTCTAGATATCTTGTGCTGTAAATACTCAGTGCTGCTTACTCTAAAAATTACATTCTCATTACCATAAAATACTCCAATATCATTTATGCTATCGGACAATACTGAATATTCTTCTAGGTCTGTTTTAGCTGGCTTAAACCATAGCTCCATTGAAAATGAATTGTCTGAGTATGTATCTATAGCCATGCCTGGAGCTTTTAATGATATATCTGCAAACTCGTTGATTTCAGTTCCACGAATTCCAGCTGCAACAATTGGTGGCAATTCAAAATTAGAAGAATTTAAGGCAAAGCCATCCATTCCATTTCCAGAATAATCAGTTATTGGAAGTCCACCTAAAGCCGCATAAGATATACCGTTATCCTTTAAATCTTGGTATGTTGCATACTGAGATATTAAAGAAGTATAGTCAACTGTTGAACCAGACTCTACTTCGTCTAATAAGAAAAATGTGACTGGATGATCTTGTAAGACAGTGTATTTATATGACATGTCTTATCTCTCTTCTAGTGCTTTAACTCTCGCTGTAAGTTCTTGCACCGCTTTAATAAGTGGTGAAATAAATTCTTCATATCTTAAAGCTTGATCTGAATCTTCATCTGATAGGTCTAGCCTTACCCATCCGCCAAAATCTTCTATGCCAGACTCATCCAGAACCTGTTTGACTTCTTGTGCAATCAATCCATAATGAGTTCTAGATCCTGGAACAGAAACATACTCTCCGTCTACAAGCTCTTTGCTTCCTTCAATAAATTTATAACTAACTGGATTTAAGTTATTTATGAAATCTAAGCCTAAATTAGATGACTCAATATCCATTTTTAATCTTTGGTCTGATGTTTGAATTGTTCCAGTATTAGAATAAATGGTCTTCCAATATCTTGCAGTAACTCCGCTTCCTGCTGGAATTCCAATATTATATGTATTAGATGCCAGTGGGTACCAGTCAGAAGTTACTCCATATGAAAAACTTGTTGGAACTGGATTTAAAGATATTGTTGTAGCAATTGGGTCAAGGGTTGCATTTGCTCCATCTGCACCAGCTGGGCCCTGTGGACCTGTAGCACCTGTAGCACCTCTTGGTATCGAAAATGCAAAAACTGCATTTGTATTAGTACCAGTATTAGTGACAGAAGCGTTTGTGCCAGCCGCTAAAGTTGTGGTTGTACCAACAGCTACAGTTGTAGGTCCTGCTGGTCCCTGTATGCCTTGTATGCCTTGTAAGCCCCTTGGCAGAACCAAGTTAAGAACTTGAGATGGAGAAGTTCCACTAATATTTGCACCGTAAGTATTAGAATCGGCACCAGCAGTAACTGTTCCTATTGTAAGAACATTTGATGGTCCGTCTCCACCAACTACTCCATCAATTCCTCTTGGTATGGCTATGTCTAAAATAGCATTTGATGAAGTACCAACATTTGTTATTGTAGGTGTTTCGTTTGCGTTAAGAGCTGTAACATTTCTTATTGTTATAGTTCCAGATGGGCCTTGTGGGCCAGGGTTGGCATCAATATAATCAGCAATATCTTTAGCAAGGTACGATATGTCTTTAGGGACATCTGGAGAATCCGCATAGCTTGGGAATCTAAAATTATGTTGATTTGATACTGTACTCATTTTTTAATTATACCACTGATTACTTTTTATATATGTGTGCTGGGCTCATATACCTAGTGCCAGAAGTAATGGTCTTTACCTCATGAATAAATGGCTCCTGAGAAGGGAATATTATAAGGCTTCCAGCTTTTGGCTTTATGGTGATATTTTGGTTTGGGAAGTGTATCTCTCCGCCCTCATAATCATCATTTAGGTATGCTACCAAAGAAAAGGCTAGATTGGTATTCCCATCTTGCCCATCAAAATGTGGGCCCATTGATTGTCCTTCATACCACTCTTTAATTGGAATTGTATTTAAGTCTAGCTGATAATCATCGCCATTAATTCCTAGCCCCTTAAAATATCTTTCAGTACACATTTCAAATGCCATAAGTAAGCTATTTGCAATGTACAAAGTTTTTCTATCTACTAATTCGGAACCAGTTTTTTCTTTTAATGCTTCTGTGTTTACATTCTTTGTTCTTCCATAAACAAGCGACTTGTCATTGCTTGCAGTCCAGTCTTGCCACTTTGAAATCCTTGAATAAGACTCTGGCTCTTCATCAATTTTATTAATAAATTTAACAAGGTCTTCTGGGTAACTAATTACATTTTCCCAGTAGTGAATATCTTGATGTGTTGGTTGGTGATCAAACATTATGTATTGCTTAAATGGAACTTCGCCTTGCATTATTCAACTTCCTTTGCTGGATACTTTTGGCCATTAGATGTAACTCTTAGGCCTTCTTCTCTAATTGCTTCCCACTCAGCTTGCTCTTCTTTTTGATAAGCTCTTACTTTAGCAAGCTCTTGTGCCCATTCATCTCTAAGCTCTTGTGGATAGTCTGATTCTTCACGATCATCCCAAAATGAGCCAAGGGTATATCTGATTGCTTTTTTAACTGTTGTTACTTCATGCATATTTTCAAATCCGCCTGCAAATGTTGCAAGCTTTCCAACTTCTGGAATAATTGTTAGGCCATGCTTAAAGTTTAATATGCCATCTTCAAAATCATCATTTAGATAAATAAATGTTGCATATCTACTTCTAGTAAATGCGCCTGAGTGTCCATCATTATCTGTGTTATCAGAGTGCATGTTAGCAAATGCTCCTGGTGCCCATCTTTGAGAATGAAAGCTAATCTGAGACATTTGCTTCGGATCCTTGCCAGCCATTTCAGCTGTAACCTCAATGACCTTTTGCTTTAATACATCAAAAAAATCTCCTGGCAAGCCAGCAGCTATTGTATCTGGGTCATTTGTTTCTGGCATTCCAGAAGAGTATGACTCATAGAATGAAATTGGCATCCACTCTAGCTCTTGCTTTTCCATTTTAATTGCTAATACTTTTATTACTGCAGCACATTCTTCTGGAGTAAGAAAATTTTCATAAGTAACAATGTCTGGCTTATGTCTTGTAATTTTTACATTTTCAAGCATTATGCAACACCAGCATCCTCTTTATTTTTAAGTTCGTCAAATGTGACTGGCTTACCATCTTGAATATATCTCATATTTCTTGGATCTTCGTATTCAATTCTTTCTAGCTCCATCTTGGCCCACTTATATGCGCCATAACGCTTTTGATTAGCAAGCCACTCTTGAGTTCCATCTGAAGGAACCATGATGAAGTTTCTAACAAAGAACTTCTCATTCTCTTCAATGGTCTTAACTCCGTGATAGTATGGCTCTGTAGATGGAAACACTAAAATGTCTCCAGCCTGTGGCTTATGATTAATAAGCTGTCCATCAACAAAAAATTCAATATCTCCGCCAACATAGTCATCGTTTATATACATTGTGCATGTGATAAAGAACTTATCTCCAGGCATATCCTTTTGAGATGTAATATGGTCTGTATGATACTGCATTGTCATTCTATTATTCATGAGGTCTAGTGAAGGCTTATACTTAGAGTAAGAACAACCACTAAATCTCCAGCCTTCTGGCAATTCAATTCCATGTCTTTTTACATAGTCTAAGATTACCTTATTATATGCATCTTCTACTTCATAAACAAAAGCTTCTTCTTTAATAAACATTTCATCTTCAGATACATCTTGTGCAATCTGACTAGGATTCTTTTTTTGAGTATATGTTCCAAAATGAGCCCATGGATCCCATTTATCCAAGAAATACTTGCCTTCTGATGTTTGTTCAGACTGCTTCATTACATCATACATCTGCTGTGGATCTTTTAACACATTTCTATAAACATCCACATTTGGATAAATTTCTACATATTCTAAATTGCTCATGGCTGTCTTTCTCCTGTGTGTTTAACTATCGTCCAAAAGAATGGAGATGTGAATCTGTTTCCAGATTTAATTGGTCTTACCCCGTGAGCATAGTACATGTCTCCTGGGAAAAAATATGCCGCTCCAGCTTCTGGCTGGAATTCAATTCCATGTTGTGGAAAATAAAGTTCTCCGCCCTGGTAGTCATCATTAAAGTAAAATAGTCCAGCTAAATCATACCAAGGGAAATCATTCGGTCTCCCCTTTTCTGGACCAGTGTGAAATTCTTTATCTGCATGAGGCTCTTGTCTACTTCCAACTGGCCATCTAACAATTGCTGGGCCAGTTTCTCTTGCATCAACATCAAAGAACTTATCAACTTCAATTTTTAATCTAGCAATCATACTGTAGATAAGATCTAATATTGAAGGGTCGGAGGCCATAAGAGAGTTGTAAGTACAAACTCGATCTTCCCAAACTGTGTGATCATAAAGAACTAAGCCATCTTCATCCACATGTGTTTCTGTAATATCCCATATCTTATTGCTTAAAGCAAAGTTCATGAGGCGCTCTCTTTCCTCTGTTGTTAAAAAGTTTTTAATCTCAACAATATTGCTAGTTGAGTCTCCAAAAAACCCAGATGGGGTTATTGAGCCTAATGATTTTTTGCCTATATCTTTATTTGAAATTTCCATTTATTTATCTCCTGTAAAAATTGTACCACGGTTATTATTTCCACTATAAGGCTCTGCTATTTCATTTACGGTAAAATTGAACTTTTTAACCTGATGCTCTCCAATTTTTTTACCTAGGTGGTTTACGGCTTTTTGATAAAAAGATATTCCTCTCTCAGAATGAGCTCTTTTGTGTGATGCTTCTGCATAAACTGTGCTTCTATGATAATCTAGTTTTTCATCACCTTTGCCGTATCCAACTGGCTCTGTATATAAATCTAGGCTAACATTTTCAAATGGTCTAAGATCTATTGGGACTATAGAGGCAACTGGTGTATTTTTAGCTATTTTAAATACCCCATTGTCTGTAACTCTAAATACTATTTGAAGCTCGCCTGTCCACCATGAAGTAGACAAAAATGCTGTAAAAGCCTGCAGCCCATGAACAAATTGATTTGGTGCTGGCATGGCTAAAAGACTTACATTTTCTTTTGTCACTATTGACAAATTTGTATCTAAACCGAATGTGTCTGGGCCTCTTTCATAAAAATATTGTTTGCCAGATAAAACCGTTAAGCCATCCCTATCTTTTTGCACAACTACATCATCTGGAAATGATACTGCAAATCCAAATTTATTTGAAAGGGTCAAAGGGAAACATTGCATTGGGCCAGACATTTGGTCTTTTGGCTGATTAATCCAGTCCCTTGTAACTAATTGAGGAGTTATATTTGCAGTGATAAGTTCTTCACTGCCTCCTTCATTCATATACTCATCATACCTTCTATTGGTTGAATCATATATTTTATAAGCTACTAAATCTGACATTATTTATTTACCTTTAGTCTAATTGCTTTTACTTGATGCTTTCCTATTGATTTTTTAAGGTGATCTACAGCATCTCTATAAAAATTAGACCATGTTCCAGATCGATTAAGCTCATAAACAATTTGTCCATATTCTTCATGATTAAATGATTCTGGAGGTAAAGTGTCGTAAGGCTTGTATGTTATCTCAGAGTTTTGTAATTCTTCTAAATTAATTGGAAGTATTGCTATTACTGGAGTTCCAGCTTTAATTGTTATTACTTCATTTGGTTTTGTTATCATCCAAGCTATTGGCAATTCTCCTCTAAAAAATGAAGAGCTGATCAAAGTAGTGAATGGCACTGCACCATCAATAAATAAATTTGGAACTGGCATAGAAAGCAGGCTAAGATCTTCTGTTGTTTTAATCATCAGGCCGCAATTAAAGCTAATAGTTCCATTTGCTCTTCCGCCATATGCATATTTTTCTCCAGATAAAATTGTTACATGATCTGGTGTG